TGGCATTGTTAATTCTTCATTTTTATTTTTACTCATTCTTTCTGTTCTCCCTTCTTTATCTCATCATAAAATACTATGGCTGTCTTTGCAAACAATTCCCAGATTGTTTTCCCTTCAATGTTTGTTATCCATTCACCTTCCATATCAACAAGACCATGTGTATAAAAAACAAATTTTGTTTTATGTGGCTTTTTTGTTTTGTCTGTTTCAAAATATGAATTTATCCACTGCGTTCTATAACCATACTGTATCCTAACAAACTGCAAAAACTTCTCTAACTGTTCTAAAGGAACTATATCACCTTTTTCATACCCTAATTTAATCATTTTTTGTTTGATGGGCTTAATTTTCCATAATATCTTATTAATCTTTTCTTTTCCTTCTTGCTTTCTACAATCAATCAATAACATTTCTTGCACTTTTTCACTCATTCTCATGTTGTTCTCTCCTATTAAATTAATATAGGGCGGCATTTCTGCCACCCCATTGTCAACCCTCATATGGGGTTATTTATTTTACTGGCTGATTAGATTTCCCAATCGTCCTCATCGTCCTCTTCTTCCTCAACCTGTGCTTTTGTATTTGCTTTCTTTGCGGCTTCTGCATCTGCCTTTTTAAGAATCTTTGCATAAACGTCTGCTGATTTCTTAGGTACTGCGGTTAATCCTCTATCTTTACACATTTTGTAAAGTTCCTTCGCTGTCTTACCTGCATATGGGTCTGTTTCCTGCTCTTCTTCATCTTCCCAATCATCCTCTGCATCCTGTGCGGCATCATTTTCTTTCAGAATTGCGATTAATGTTTTCTTATCACGCTTCTTGCACTTAGAGGAAATACCTCTCTCACAACATAACTTATAAAGTGCTGTGCTTGTCATGCTTTCATAATCATCTGCACCTTCTTCTGTTTCTTCTTCCTCTACTTCTGGCTCTGGTTTAGCCTTTGCCGCTTTTCTTCCTCTTGCTGGTCTTTTTACTTCTTTCTCTGTCTCTTCATTCTTTTCTTCGCATCCTTCAAGCTTTGCTTTTAATCCTGCTAACTCTGCTTCCTTAATCTCGATTACCATTTCTAATTCTTTGTTTGTCATATTCTTGTTCTCCTTTTCTTTTTTTAAAATTGATTGTTTATCTGCTTTTATTTACATTTATATTATAACATATGAGCTATGTTATGTCAACAAGTTTTTAATTAATTTGTTCTAATGTTTTGTTGATTGCATCACGCAAGTTTACAAGTCCTTCTTTAGAAACAATTCCTAATCCATTCTTTAAGAACATTGTTGTGTCCTTTTCTCCTTCATGGATTACAATTTGTTCTGATACCGCATAACCTAATGTTTCACCATCAAGTGTTGCGGCTTCTGAAATCACAACATTTCTGTTTTCTTTTGTCTGTGCTTTTGCAAGCTGATTATACTTTAATCGTCCCACTCTGTTTCATCCTCACTCTCTGTTGTTTCTGGTAGTTCTAATACCGCTAAAAATCTAAGAGGTATATATTCCTCGTCAACTAACTCTGTAATCTTATCAAGATTAACATTCTCGGTCAATGACTTAAAAGGAATAACTGCATTTCCATCCCTGTCAAAATTGATACCTCCGATAGTAAACATTCCTAAGCTTACTGACTCACCGCCAAGCTTTGCTTGGATTGTAATATCTGTATTTAATCCCTGTAAGAGTTCTACAGACGTTACCACTTCGTCATATCTCAGTTTGACTTTAAGTGTTACCTGTTTGTTTTTACCGATATTCAAACCCTCAAAGGTTGCTACACCTTTTTGTCTGAATTTCTTTTCCACGTTGCTTTTCTCCTTTCTTTCATTTTGTTTTTAAATTTTCTTTCCTGTTGCTCTCTCTCTTGCTTCATTTGTTCATAAAATTGTTCTCTTGTACTACGCATTTTATTAATATCTCTATTAACCTTTTGCGTATCTTTATTATATTCCTTTTCTTCTTCAATGTCAACACTTTTTTGTGAAAATGTTTCATTTTGTTTTGCTTTCTTATAATCTTGATACTCTTTGAACTCTTCCTCTGGTATCATAACATATACACTATCTGTTGTTAAAAACTGTAATGCAAATACAGGTATCTTATGTGAGGTGCAGGCATGATATTCTAATGCATTAATATCTTCCTGCTTTACACTTATGCTCTTGTTGTCTGTTGACTTTAGCTGACACATAAATAAGTCACTTTCCCCATCTTCTTTCTGAATCCATCCTGCGCCAGAATTTATCGTGGGATTGATACCTAATCTATGCATTACTTCTGCTTCGTTCTTGCGGTAAAATCTTGTTGACCTTTTAGCCATTATTTCTTTTTATCCTTCCTTCCATATTCCATCATTAACAGTCCAATGTCTTATTTCACCTTTCCACCATTTTGTTATATATTTTCTACATCCACCACTATTATTATATACATTATCTTTTAACATTTGTTCCAAATCAAAATCAAACAAAAAATGTTCTGATGGGGTTACCCTTGCAACATACCCCCTCATTGCACATCTTTTTTGCCGATAATATTCCTTATTCATCGCTCTTTTATATTCTTTTGAGCTTAAATCATCTAATTTCCCATCATACCATATAAGTATACCTTGTGCATTATTATTTTTAGATTTATAATTGCCCTCTTTCCTGCTCCGTTCTCTACGTTTTAATTGGTCTTCTGTTAACTCATAATCTCTTTTTAACATTCCACTATTTCCACGAACGTGTCCCATCCTCTGAAATACGTTTCTCATTTTATCATGACTGTTTTTTATTCTCTTTCTTGATTGTTCTATATCTTTGTTATACCATCGTTTATTTATAATAGCACGGCATTCTTTACAACGGCAACTTAATCCATCGCTCCTGCTTTTACACTTATTAAAACAACTAATAGGCAATTCTTTTCTACATCTAGGACAAATCTTTGTTCCTTTTTCAAAATTTGCTTTCATTTTGTTTCGCCATCTTTCTGCTTTCTGCTATACTTAATATTTTCTGCTTATCTTTTTGTTTTAATCTATCCCATAAATCAAAACCTGTTGTACCATCATAATCGTAAAACACATATCCATATTGCGTATTTACCTTCACCCATTCTTCTGTATGTTCTTTCTGTATGCTTGTTAGTTGTCTTGCTACCTCGTCATAATGTTTATCAGTCCATACACTATCATCTAACATATAATATAAATAGCTGTGAACTAATATTACTCTTTGCAAGAATTCAACCTTCATTGCTTCTGTCCAATAAATAGGAAATCTATAAATTTATATCACCTTCTTTACTTACTTTGTTGTTTTATCTCCTACTCTACTCCGTACAGGTCTGGGTCATTATATTCTTCCTCATAAGCCTGTAAAGCTTCTTCTTTTGTTTCAAACTCTTCTACTGTCTGGATTTCACCATTGTAAATAGCTTCATCCCAATCCATTTCCTGTTTCTTTGCTTCATCTGTTAATTCAAAAATTCTATACATTTTGTTTTCTCCTTTTCTTTTTGATGTTTTAATTATAACATATGTTTTGTTTTATGTCAACAACTATTTTAATTATTTTTAATTATTTAAACATAGACCATCTTGCATAAAATTCATGTCTTACTCGCTCATAATCACTTGAATAAATAGCTGGGTATCCAGTTTCATCTTCCACAATAGCACTCTTTGGAATCCACATTGTTTTATGAAAATCTGTTCCTAAATTTAACATTGCATAAACGGCTTTATCTGTCTCCTTTAAAATAGCAAACACTTTACACATATTTATATTACGCTTTACTTCATTTGCCACCTTATTTGCAAACCATTCTTTTACTTCATATGCTTTATCTTTTTCTAACTTCATTTTGTTTTCCTCCTAATTTGTTCTTTCTAATGTTATCATTTCCTTTTGACAATTATATATTAACACATAGATTGTGTTTTGTCAACAACTTTTTGAAACTTTTTTAAAAACATAACAAAAATAAAAGGTGGCTGTTATGCCACCTGTAAATCATATAATGCTTTGTAATACTTGTTTGAACCTGTTGCTCTAAAACTATTAATGGTATCTTTTGTCATACCCTTAAATACTGCTATTGCTATAATTTGTTTTAAAGGAATATTTGTTGTTTCAAGTTTTGTTACCATCATAACACAACGATAAGAAAATGTCGCACGAATACCATTGTTATTAGCTTCTGTTCTTAAATCCCTTATAAAGTCCACAAGGTCTTCATTGTTATTTGAAATAGATAACTCAATATTTCTGTCATACCCAAACTCAATGATTGCAAATCTATCTAGTGTGGCTTGGTCTAATACCATTCTGCCAGTGTACATTTCATCTGCTCCGCTTCCAACTGTGTTTCCTGCGGCAACTACACGAAAGTTTTTATGTGCATGAATCTTACCATTTGGAAACTCAAAATATTTATTTGCTATAGCGGCATTTAATAAAACTAATACCTCTGGAATACTTGCATCCATTTCATCAAGGAAGAATATTCCACCATTTTTGAAAGCTTTATAAAATTCTGTTTCATGATATGTTCCACCTGCATCAATGAAACCTGTTAATTTATATTCTTGCTGAACACTGTTCGTAAAATAAAACTCTAAACCAAGTTCCCAACTAATTTGTTCAAGTGTGAAGTTCTTTCCTGTTCCTGCTTCACCTGCCAGATATACAGGAATATCATTTTCAATACAAGCTTTAATTGTATCATACTGATAATGCTTTACTTCTTTTTTGTCCTCTTCTGCTTTTTCCTTTTTAGATTCTTCTTTTTGTTTAATTTCTTTAATTTCTACTTTTGGAATCTCGACATTATTGTTATTAACTTTAATGCCCTTCCTCAAGCTATCTGTTGTTCTTGTCTCACTTCTGAAATCTTCTGGTTCTTTATATTGTGTTCCAACATTGTTACTGTTGAATTTATACCAATATAAAATACCTTGAATCTCAAAACAATAAATGTTCTGTCTTTGTAACTCCCTAATTTCTTTTGTATGTCTTCTAAATGTTCTTTTTAATTTTACTGTACCAAAATCTGTTTTAACTTCTGCTATTGCTTTGTTTCCTTCTTTTGTTACTGATAAAATATTTCTTGTTTTCATAATCTTATTCTCCTATCTAATTTTGTTTTATCTCTTTGTTGTATTTATAATAACATAAATACTTTTGTTTGTCAATATGTTTTTAAAACTTTTATTTAATTTGTTTTATAAAAGTTAATTATTAAGGTTAACAACCTTAAATCCTAACCCCTATAATCCCCTTCCCTTTATGCTTATTATACTTCTTTTGTTTTGGGTTGTCAAGAACTTTTATCAAAAAAATAAATAAGCTTCATATACACGCTCTAAGCCATTTTACTATCCTACCCTATAAAGATTACCTTTATTTATATAGAATTGATTTAAAACGTATATATGAAGCTCATATCAATACTCTAGCATTTATATTTTTCTATGTCTGTAATTTCTTCCTCTTCTATCATCGCAGGAATGAAATAAGTTTTTTCAAACAATAATTTAGCATCACTGTTTCTTGCTGACTCTCCATAAAAACTACCAAGATATTCACACTCTGGTAAACGCTCTATTAATCCAAATATAATTCTTCTTAGCATAGATGGGTGAACCATAGGAAATGCCATTTGTTTTATGTTCATCCTTTGTGAAGCATCTTTTATTTTTACAACAAGTGAAACCATTTTGGGATTTTTTGCATAACTATTATTTGTTGCAACCAAAGCAATGTTTAAATTAATTCTGTATCCGTCAGATTCTAATTTGTTTACAAGTTTCAAAACTTTCAAAGACTGCTCTTTTATTGTTTCTGTTCTAACACTGCAATTATATGATATACTTTTTGTTATGCTTATTACTTTGTTTTTTACAGGTACTCTTTTGTTTGAAATCATATTTGTCGGAATACCTTGTAAATATCTAGGTACGGAACACTGATAACCTGCTACTCCATAACAATTTCTATTCTTAAATGAAACACTTGTATTTACCTTTTTAATGCTTTGTGTGAATTCCTTTGAGACTTCATCCCATCCATGTAATAAAAGGTCTTCTGCGGCATCATATGACTCTGTACCAGTAAAAGATTCTCTACCACGTTCTGATTTCCTAAGTGGTTTAAATGTATCTGTTAATTTGTCCTCATTATCACGAATAAAATGAGCCACTTCTGTTATGCTATTAAAATGAATTATGTTATTCTTTCCTACTTTCTGTTTTACCATTGTTTTGCTCCCTCCTAAATAATTTGTTTTCTCTACTTATATTTTAATTATATAGCATTTGTTTTGTTCTGTCAATAATAAATTAAATAAAAATGGAACGCTTATTTGCGTTCCAATAATCTTTTTACTATTCTGTTCATTTCTTCTGTTCCCCTATCTTCTGTTATACATCCCATATCAACCATGCAATGGATATATCCATAGAGACAATACTGTGCTTCATCCCAAGTAATTAAGTCTCTTTTTAAACTATTGAATACTTTTGTCTCCATCTTCATTAAATTTTTCATTTTGTTTTCCTCCTACTTGATTGTTTTGTGTTTTGTTTTCTCTTAACTTGATTATATAATAACATATTTTTGTTTTGTTGTCAACATATTTGTTTTAATTTGTTGCAATAAAATAGGAGCATGATTTCTCATGCCCCAAATTGCTATATTATTTTTAGTTCTTTATGACTAAACTTCATTATATTTCCTTCTTCTGTTTTACCTTTAACATAAATGATAACTTTATTGCCTATCGTATGTCTGAATTCAGTTAGAGAAATCACAGTTATTATAAAACCCATTGGAGTTATCACCTTTTGCCCTATTTTTAATTTTCTTGCTTCTTGAATTCTCATGCCCACACCTCTACTGTATTTTTATATTTATATAATCCATATGTTCTGCCTCTTCTCTGAGAATTCCAATAATCTTTCCTCTACACATTGCAATCCTGCTTGGTATTCTCCATGCTTCTCCCTCCCATACTTTTACATTATGTCTTATGTCACAATCCTGCCAAATAGTCACAAGCTCATTGTGTGAGAATATCCAATCAACCATTTTCCTAATTTCTAATGGTTTCTTATCATCTGTACTTCCCATTCTTACCTCCTTTGTTATTGCATCAACTTCTATACCTGTTTCAGCGGCTTCATTGTTTAATTCTTCTACTCTTCTATAGTCCATTATATCAACCCTTCCTCTATACATTCCTGTAATTTCTCACAACCTCTGCAACCAATCAGAGGACATCCCTCACAGGTTTTTCTTTCAATCCCAAAACAAAGTTCTGTTCCAGAGAATTTACAAGTTGATTCTAAACCACGGCAACCTTTTTCAACATCTATCGGTTCGGGTTCATCTAAATAAAATATTTCTTTTAATTTGTTTTTAATAAAGCTAAACATTAAAATTTTTCCTCCTTAAACTTTTGTTTGTTTTTAGGTAGATAACCACACATTGCGATACAATAACTATCTGCTAAATCATCATTGACTTTGCAAGGTACTTTCTGACCGTTTATTTTGACCTGTATAACCCCTTTAGTGCCTTTGCCCTTGTATTCCTCCACTATGTATTTTAAAAGCCCTCTTGACCGCATATAAAGGATTGTACGGTATTTCTCAGGGTTAATACCATATGGGTTTTCTAAAGGTTTACTACTACCAACTATTTGACTTTTCCAGAAACGTGTATCTACAGAATAAACAGGTATCTCATAAATGTTTGCAACATCTATTATCGTAGCGACTAACGCTCCTGTAGACTTAATATAAGCTTCTGACAAAAATCCTTGTGAGTGCAAACGAATACGCTCTGTAATGATTTTTACCTTTTTTTGTTCAACATATTTTTTTAGTGGTCTTTTTAACAACATTTCAAAATATGTATATAATTCTAAACGCTTTTCTGTATTATTTTTACACTCTTTGAACTCCAATGACTTCATTCTGTATATTTGTTTGTCTTTTAATACTGTAATTCCAGTTCTAGTGTATGACTGGTCTATACCTATTACACACTCTTGCATAATTACCACCTACACAAAAGGAATTGTCATGTATTCCTCTTTATACTTCTTTGCTAACTCTCTATTATTGTGCCCTTTTTCTGAGTGTTCCATATCTTCGATATAATGCATTTGTTTGTCTCTAAACCACTCTTTATCAACAAGGATATAATCAGTGCCATCCAACAAGTATAATAAAAGTTTTCCTTCTACCTTACCACAGAAGATATATCTTTTTTCATTTTTTCTTCCTTCCTTGTTGATTGAAAAAATATCTCCAAATTTAATTGTCTTTGCCATGTTCTTTAAAAACCTTTCCTTTCTTCTTTTTGCTAAACCTCTTTGAAACCTTTGCTTTTCTTCCAGTGTATTTATTGGTTCTGTTCTACCTTCCAAATAATTTTCTTTCAAAATTCTTAATTGTATATTTTCTTTATGTTTCCTTATCCAATCCTTTGGCACTGTTTTAAAATTTTGCAATGTCTGATTCCAAATCAAATATTCATTGCCTATTCTGCCACAATATTGGCAAACATATTTGTTCCCACTTTTGGTAAAGAACCTAAACAACTGCCCCTGTTTTATTGTTTTAACCATTCAATACATTTCTCCTTTGTTGTAAATACTGGATATAAGTCTGTTGTTTTAAATCCATTATTTATTGTCTGATTACCAAACCTGTAATGATTTACTACCTGTCCATTTTGTAACTTCTCATTCAGTTCCTTATCCGTTGTGCATTTAAGTGCATAAAAATGATAACGTATTCCTTCTGTTGTAATTGTTACCATTTCCACCCTACCTTTGAATATAATGTTTTTCTTTCCACCCTGCTTCTTTGCACAGAATACAAGGTACACAATATCATTTGGCTCACACAACACATTTGCCAAATATGACACTTTGCTTTTCTCCTTTCTCTTGTGGGGATGCATACACTCCTTATCTTCACAATCCATGCAATCAAGATATGTAACATATATCCCCATATGCTTACAATATTTTGCCATTATGCTACCACCGTTCTGCTACCAAACACTAATGCTTCTGTTTCATCCCATAATGAAACTTTTACTTTTCTTTCATTCTTTTTTGTTTCATTAAATTTTCCGAAATGATGAACTTCTAAAATTGTAACAAACTTTGCTGTTCTCTTTACAACCTCATATTTTACTGCATCCTCACCATAAACTTTTCCAACTTCAAATTTTCTCATTATCTTGTTCTCCTTTCTGTTTTGTTTTCTCTATTGTTTACACCTATATAATAACATAGGGGCTGAACAATGTCAACCCCTTTTTGTTTTATTCCTCTACTAATTCAAAATAATGTGCTAACCACTCAAACACAAAAGATAAATGATAAGAGCCAAAACCTATTGTGTCCATTTCCTGTCCCACCTCCTTATAATGTATACAGAAATAAGGTTTTAAAACAGAACCAGAAACAACAATCTCTGCATTTGTTACTTTAATTTTCTTGTCATATTTCTCTGCAAGTTCACTATTTAATAATCCATTTCTTGTTTCATCATGTTTAGCCATTTTTATTTCCTCCATTTGTTAATGATTTTAAAAAATAAGTTTAATCCAAATTTAAAAGACACAACAAGTATTGCAAGATAAACACAAATAATCGGTGGCATAATAATTGTATACATGACGAATTCCATTATTCTATCCATATTAAATCCTTTCTTTCTCCTTCCCATAGCAGACTTCTCTCATGTTACAAGCTTCTGCCATTTTACAATTATATCCTGTGCAATCCTTTGCCCTCTTAACTAATTTGTTATGTTTCATTAATCTATGTTTTGCTTTCTGTATGTTTTCTAACCGCTTAATATATTTTGCAATTTCCTCATAATTATACTCATAACAAAACACTTTGATTTCCTGTGTGTTTTTATCCTCACAGCTGACTGCCGCCGTACCGCCGCCGCAGCTTGCCGCGAGTTCCATCGCATAGGAAACCGCATCCACATCCCAGTGTACATACCCTTCCTTCGCGCACTTTTCATCCCGGATCCGTACATACTCCTCCGGTGTGACAGGCTCCATGCATGCAACCGGCTCCGTGTCCTTTACCTCGAGCGCCGTAATGTCACTGCCGCTCACATTTTTGCGTTCTCCCTGGAATGCATTCTTAAATCCCAGATTTTCATAGTAACGGATCAGCGACTCCTCGGCCGGCGACAGAATGAGCGGCACCTGATATTTTTCTTCTGCAAAGCGCAGAATCTGTTCCGCAAG